GGAAAGAGAATCACACGAAGGTTTAAACCTTTTACTTGCAGTGCTTGATGAAATTTCTGGCTTTGCTTCAGAAGTTGGAACTGGTAACGAACAAGGAAAGACAGCAGAAAATATTTATAAAGCATTTCGTGGATCAGTAGATTCTCGCTTTCCAGATTTAGGAAAGGTAGTATTATTATCATTTCCAAGATATGTTGGAGACTTTATATCACAAAGATATGATGATGTTATTTTAGAAAAAGATGTTATTGAAAAAACTCATAGATTTATTTTAAATCCAGCATTGCCAGAAAATGAAGTAGGCAACACGTTTGATATTTCGTGGGAAGAGGACGAGATTGTTTCTTATAAATATCCTGGAGTATTTGCATTGAAAAGACCTACCTGGGAAGTAAACCCAACTAGAAAAATTGATGATTTTAAATTAGCATTTTATACAGATCTTGGTGATGCAATGATGCGTTTTGCATGTGTTCCTACATATGCTTCAGATGCATTTTTTAAGCAGGCAGACAAAGTTAGAGCCTGTATGACTGGTAGAAATCCTATAGATAACTTTAAGAGATTTGATGAAGCATTTAAACCTGATCCAGATAAAACATATTATGTTCATGCTGACTTAGCCCAAAAACATGACAAGTGTGCTGTAGCAATTGCTCATGTTGAAAAATGGGTAAACGTTCAAGTTATAAAAGACTATGAGCAGGTATCTCCAATTGTTGTTGTAGATGCAGTGGTTTGGTGGGAACCTAAAACAGAAGGTCCAGTAAACCTATCAGAAGTAAAGCAATGGATTCAAAACTTAAGAAGAAATGGATTTAATATAGGTTTAGTAACGTTTGATCGTTGGCAATCATTTGATATTCAAAATGAATTAAAAGCAGTTGGAATGAAAACAGATACCGTATCTGTTGCTAAAAAACATTATGAAGACATGGCAATGCTTGTATATGAAGAAAGACTTGTTATGCCATCAATTGAATTATTGTTTGAAGAATTAACTGAACTAAAAATTATGAAAAATGATAAGGTAGATCATCCTCGTAAAAAATCTAAAGACTTAGCAGACGCAGTTTGTGGTGCTATATTTGGTGCAATTGCTAATACACCCAAAGATATTAATTTAGAGGTAGAGGTTCATACATTTGCAGATAGACCAAAGCAAGATAAGTATAAAGATGTGTTTGTTAATAATAATGTAATTAGACCAGAGCCACCTAAAGAAGCACTAGAATATCTAGAGCAGTTTAAACTAATTTGAAAAAAATGTTATAATTATACTATCTCTTATTGGGGGTAGTTATTAAATTAACGCTTTTAGGACTCTTCGCAGAGCAATCTTTGTCTTTGTAGTAGCAACAATACTACTTCTTTCCTGCACGCCACAGCAGGCTCATGCAGAGGCAGCACCTTGTGATACCTATCAGGTAAACGGTGGAGATCAAGCCTTTTTAATGAACTTGAATACCCCTCTTAAATGGGGAGACACAGTTTACACAAACAATATTTATGTAAGTCCAAAAGGAACTATTACATTTGGTGCAGGAGATTATACATTTTGGGATTACCCTGCAACCCCATCTATATCAATTGGATCTTTTGATTATCATGCATTTCCAAATAGTGCAGCAGGTGGATGGAGTCCAGGATGGGGTTATGGAAATAATTTATATGTTAGATATGGATCTACGGCAACTTCTATATGTGTAGATTGGAAGGTAATGGTATGGGGACAGAGTTCTGGAAATCCAATTTATATAAGAATGTTAGCAGAAGTAAATCCAATAAATTACACATGGACACCAACTTATGAAGTAAGTGCTAATGCACCTGCTAACGCTAGATATGGTGCTAGATACACACAAAATGGCCCTATTCAACCATTAAGTGTTCAAACTATTACTCAGCCACCTGCTCCAAGTCCAACACCAAGTCCTACAGCAACCCCAACACCTACTCCAACCCCAACGCCTACACCTACTCCAACGCCTACACCTACGGAAACCATAACTCCTACACCCACCCCAACTCCAACACCTGAACCTAGTCCAACTCAGACTCAAGATCCTGATCCAGTTCAACCAACTCAAACCCCTGAGCCAATTGTCGAACCAGAACCAGTAGTGACACAGGAACCAGAACCAGAAGTGACAGAAGAGCCACAACCAGAATCTGTAATCGAACCTTCACAAGAACCAACTCCTTCAGAAGAAATTATACCAGTTGAGGAACAAGTCAATAATGCAATTGATGATTTATTGGTTAACAATGAAGAAATTTCTACTGAACAGTTATCAAACATTGCAGATTTATTACAAGAAAATTATGCAGTAGATGAAGCAATGCCAGTAGCAGATTTAGTTGAAGAATTAAATACTGAACAATTAATAGAATTTTTAGAAGAATTAGATCCTAATCAAGAAATTGAATATAAAGAAGGTGTTGTTTTAGAAGCAGGCGTTGTTGTTATATTTGAACAATTGGCAGATCCTGCAGCCCTAGTAGGAGAGTTACTGTCAGACACTGGCCAAGTTATAGAAGCACTTGGTCAATTGGGTGCTGACATGACAGAAGAAGAAAGAGAAGATTCACAAGATGTTGTTGTTGCAGCAGTCGTAGCAAGTCAAATTGCAACAATGGCTGCAGTAACATCAATTCCACCAAGTGCACCATCTGCACCAAGTGGTTCAGGACCAGGTGGTTCAGGACCAGGTGGTAAGGGTTCAGATCCTCAAAGAAGAAATGAATTTGAGGCCTCATCTGGTGGAGAAGCAAGAAGAAAACCAAAGGTCAAGCCTAAGAAAAAAATAAAAATAAAGAGAAGACCAAAGGTTAAAATCAAAAGAAATATAAGGAGGATAAAATGATAAAGGCAATATTAAAACCTTTTAAGTTTATCTTCAAAGCAGTTAAGTTCGTAGTCATGTTACCAATAAACCTAGTTAAGTTTGTATTAAGCAAGGTTTGGGCGGTAATCAAATATGTTCTTAATCTTGTTTCGAAGATAGTAAAAGAAGCATATCAAGTGGTTGCATGGATAGTTAACTCTATAAAGAATGCAATTGTATTTATATGCAAAAAAGTATGGATATTAATAACATTGTTTTGGGCATGGCTAGTAAAAGCATTTATTGAAACACTAAATCAATTGTGGACATTACTAGGTATGTTCGCAGCATGGCTTGTTCTTGAAGGTAGTGCTAAAACTATAGTTGGGTATTCAATCATACTGGTTTTGTTCTTATGGTTAATTACCATGGGAATAAGGGAAGGAGGAGAAGAATAAATGGCGAAAAAAGATAAGTTAGATGTAGCGTTAGATGATGATAAGGCAATGGGTGCAGTAAGCAGCATTAAGAATATTCTTTTTAGAATAATCGCTGTATTTGCAGCCAACGGATTAGGAATCATTGGTGCTGGAGCATTGGTAGGTATTGATACAGTTAAAGCAATTATCCTTGCTGGAAGTTTAGGAGTAGCAACAGTAGTTGAGAAACTAGCAAGAGGATTTATTGATGACGGTAGATTAAGCATTGAAGAAATTAACAGTGCTTTTAGCCCAGTAGACAAAAAATCTAATTAGCAGTTCTATTTATTATAATAACGGATTCTCTGTTGAGTTCGTTATTATAATATTTTAAAAGCATTTCTTTTACTGTACATCTAAAAATTGTTTCAGTTGACATTGTAAGATCTTGAGCATAAATACAATGTGTGTCTTCACCAAAAACTTCCAGGGTATCATTTAAGACTTGCTCAACTTTACTTGGAACACATAAGAATACTATTGGATAATCAATATCTATAAACTTATTAAGAAATTTTTTGTTCTCATTACTATCTTTAGGGTAGCAACCATATATAAAACCACCATGTGCCATACCTGAAACAACAAGTGAAGTTATTACTGAGTTAGGTCCAGGGATGGTGGTTACTTTTATATTGTGCATTAGTGCAACATTGGCATAGCCACTGCCTGGATCATGAAAACCAGCATTTCCCTGATCAGATAGTATTAATACATTTTTATTATTTAATAATATTTGAACTATATTATTAATTGCATTTATTTCTTCACAACTTGGTATTTCTATAATATGTGCATTTGTCTCAATTTCTAAATCAGACAATAGTTTGTTAAATTTTTTAAGGCTTTCTACGGCAATTACGTCATGCTCAACAATACTTCTAATTGTCCTAGGAGATACATCTAAAATGTTACCAATATGTACAGATCCCAGGGTCAATAATCCAGCCATATATAGTAGTATACCATGTTGACTATAAAAATGATAGGTGGTATACTTTAGTAACACTATATTAAAGAGGCCTACTTTGACGTGCATAGCAGTAGTTAGACAAGATAATAAAATTTATATGGCTGGTGACAGAGGTGCATCAGATGATAACAGTATGCTTACTTTAAAAGCACCGAAGGTTTGGAAAACTGGTCAATATTTAATAGGATATGCTGGCACTATGGATGGTGAAAGAATAAGACTAAACTTTAAACCACCTGTTCCAGAAGGTAACTTAGATAAATTTATGTATACAAAGTTTTTAATATCACTTAGAGATTTTTATGATAAGTGGTGGGTTGATGTTTCTAAAGATTCAGATTTTGGAATGATAATTGCTGTTAAGGGAAGAATATTTGAGCATAGTGCTGTTGATATGTCACTAACAGAATATGATTTAGATTATTTGGCAATGGGTTCTGCAACAGAATTTGCACTTGGATCATTATATTCTACTCAAAAACAAAAAAACGGAAGAAATAGAGTTATTCAAGCAGTCGGTGCTGCTATTAATTTTTCTACATCTTGCACTGGTCCTATTGACACGGTAAGCATCTAGGTATATACTAGATACATGAATACAGAATTTGAAATTTGGTTATTACAAGGTATAGATAAGGGTTGGGTAACTGAGCCTTATTGCAATACTCATGATGGTGGTTTTCAATACATGAGTGAAGAAGAGCAAGAAGAGTGGGACCAAGGTGGCGACCCATGTTGTTATGTAATTAGATTAATGGAGTTATCTTAATGAAAAAAATGTTTATTGTTTTATCTGTTTTATTTTCAGTACTAGCAATTCCAGCAAATGCAGTTGAGAGTCCAACACCTGTAGTTGTCCCAACACCAGTTGTTACATCAAATCCAACACCTGTGGTTGCGAGTCCAACACCTGTAATTAATAGTAAGCCAATTGTAATCATTGATAGTTATTTTGATACAAGAGTTACGAACACAACTATTGTTTGTATTGCTACAGATAAGTGTGTAAATACTGCAAAGCCATCTTCCAGAGTTTCTGATGCAGTAAATCATGGCACCGCTATGGCTGAAGTTGCTCGCAGAAATAATCCAGAGGTACCTTTAATTTTGTTGAGATCTGCTACAGTTAACAACAAAGGTGCAGTTGGAATTTTAAACGGAAATGATTTTCTTGCAGCATTAAAATGGGTTGATGCAAATTCATCAACTGTTTCTGCAGTTTCTTTTTCTTATAACTTAAGTGGGAACATGTCTAAGCCAGGAGAATGTAGATTATCTCCAACTGGTTTGGTTAATATTAAAGTTGTTGATCCATTAATTAGAACAACTGTTTCTAGTTTAAAGTCTAAGGGTATTCCAGTATTTATATCTACTGGAAATGATTCTAATAAAAAACCAGTAAACTATCCAGCATGTATTACTGATACTGTATCAGTATCTACTTTTCCTGTAGGAAATCACGATACTAACACAGACTATTTTGGAGTATTGCCAGAAGGTAAATGGAATTATCAATCGGCATTTTTTGGGTCAATACCACAAACTACTTCCTCTGCTACGATTGCTGTTGCAACACAGTGGCAAAAAGGATTAACTGTTACTGATAAAATGGTAAACGTTTTACAGTAAAAAAGATGGCGTGTAACTCAGTTGGCAGAGTGCGAAACTGTTAATTTCGAAGTCGTAGGATCGAGACCTACCACGCCAGCCAAAGGGAATATAGCCAAGTAGGTTAAGGCACCGAACTCATAATTCGGCTACCGTAGGTTCAAGTCCTACTATTCCCACGCCTCGATAGCACAGTGGTAGTGCGTCCGCCTTGTAAGCGGAAGGTCCTCAGTTCAATCCTGAGTCGAGGCTCGCAACACTAACAGAATAGGGATACAGTTGATAGTTGAATTAGAACCATGGGAATATGAACACGCCTATATGGTAGGTATGCGAAGATATACAGAGAATTGGAATAAAGTAGATGCTTCATATTACAATAGATCTAGTATGGAAGAAGATAGAAATGCTCAACCTGCATCAGCAATTTGTGAATTAGCAGTTGCTAAATATACAAACCAGTATTGGCATGCCTCAGTTTGGGACGGTAGAAAGCATAAGAAATATAAAGATATGCCAGACGTAGGAACAAACATAGAAGTAAGAAGAGTAAGAACACAGTCTGGTCCAGCAGTACGTGAAAAAGATCTTAATCGTGGTTTGGTAATTTGGGGTGCTGAATTAATAGATTCAGAATATAGAAGAGTAAAATTGTTAGGTTGGATAGAAGCAGAAAAAGGATATGAGATAGGAATAGATAGACAGGGGTATAAAATTATACCTAAAGAATTACTTAGTAAGGATTGGGATGAAGCAGAGCAGTAATGAGTCAATCTCTGAATTAAGAGAAGACTTTTTTATATGGCATAAATCAAGGTCTGAATCATTTTTATGGATTAATCATAGGTCTAGGGTTCCGTCAAGATGGCTTAGTTACACTGAAGGCATTAAAGAAAAATATACAAACCATGTTATCAAACCAATTAATCTCTATGTTAATAAGTTATATCCTAAACCCAAATTAATAAGTATTAATAATAATATAGTTACTCTTCAACAAACTAATCATGCTGAAATATTCTTAGTTCGTAGTCCTGAGATTCTTAATACAATGGAAAGAGATGAACCATATAGTGAAAGGATTATGTGGAATTTAGATCGTCCCTGGATAAGACAGTACTACCTATCAGATAGGAAAGACTTTGGTGATCCTGCAACATGTTTTAATCAAACTTTTAGATTTTATGTACCCTGGATTATTGATGATAATATATCTGTTAATATTAAACAGCCAGACAACTCACCCTTTTTAATATTAGAAGATACAATAAACTTTAAAAAAATATTAAATAATACAGATCAGATTGAGCCACCATTTGTTCATTTTCAATTTAAGAAAATAGGTGATCATATGATTGATAACGAGTATGGTAAGGTAAAAAGGCTTTCACCAATGTATAATATGGTTTTTAGGGCAGATGATATAATGATAAAAGAGATTAGGAGATTTTATGAACAAGGTTAGTTTTTATCCTTTTTCTGATAAAACAGAGGTTTTTGTACCAAAGCCAGAACCATCAATTAAATCTATGCCAGATTGGTATAAACAACAACCAGGATTTATTGGTGATGAGTTTAAAGAGTATATATCTAAAGGCGGTATGAGTAGCACAATAAAAAGATGTATGCCAATATTTGATTTGATAACTGCTGGATATATTTTTAAAGTTCCAATGGATATATATATTAATGCTACTAATCCAGAAAAGATAACTTGGAGTGTTCCTAATGAATTAAAGTTTCTTGGAAATGATATGATTGCAACTCATACATCAGAGCAAGTATCTAACTATCCAGTTAACTTAGAAAGATATCATAAACAAATATTTAGAATACTACCATTTTGGGCAATGATGACTCCAAAAGGATATAGCACACTGTTTACTCATCCATTTCATAGAGATCCAGTTCCATTTCAAATGTTTGAAGCAATAGTTGATACAGATAAATTTGCTTCAGACGGACATCTTTCAATGCATATTGAAAAAGGTTTTGAAGGAATAATTAAACAAGGAACGCCTCTAATTCAAGCAATTCCTTTTAAAAGAGAGAGTTGGGAATCAGAGTTTGTTTCTCACTCTGAAGGAAAGGGTGAAATTGAAAGACAAAGACTTTTAGTTAGAAGTAGTTTTAGAAATTCTTATAAAGAAAAGTTTAGACAAAAAAAAGAATATAAATAATGAAAGATCCATTAAAAATATCTTTTACTCCAGGTGGGGGACCAAACTATCAAAATATATTTACTCCACCAGAACCTGCTGTAAAACATGTACCAGAATGGTATAAGTCTTTAGCAAAACATGAAATCTGGAATGATGAAAAATATCTTTCTCCAGTAAACAATATAGGTGGCGATGGTGCTAGAGTTGCAACAAAAATGTGTATGCCCTTTTTTGATTCACTAACTGCTGGATATTATTATTTATTAGAAGATGACTTGCTAGTAGAATTAGATAAGAATGGAAAGCCAACATTGTCTTGGGATAAAAATATAATGATTATGGATAAAAGACCAACAATAGATCTTCCAGTTCCAGATAATTGTCATCCCATACATTATGGATGGAGAATGAATTGGTATTATGAAACTCCACCAGGTTACTCTGTACTTATAACACATCCAATGAATAGATATGATTTACCATTTCTTACAATGTCTGGTATTGTTGAATCGGATATTTGGGGACTACCAGTTTTTACAGCATTTTTTTTAAAGAGAGGTTTTCAAGGAATCATTAAGAAGGGTACTCCACTTTTTCAAATAGTTCCTTTTAAAAGAGATAATTGGGAAATGGAAATAGATACAAATCAAGAAAAAATTGATGAGCATGAATTTAAGGCAGAAAATAGAAGATCGCTACTATATGGCTATTATAAAAAAACTGCTTGGAGAAAAAAACTATTTAGGGGTAAAGGTTTAAAAGAAGACTTTTATGACGAATAACTTACCAAATCCAATAAATGTAATAATTTATTCTTATAAAAATAAAAACTTAAAGAATGTTGTTGCTAATTTGTTAGATAAATCTTCTAAAAAAAATACAATATTTGTTAAGATTTTTGATCAAAGTCCTTTAACAAAATGGAGTCAGTTTGGCTTTTATAATGAAAATGCTTTAGAAAAGTGGGAATATTTTGAAAATTTAAAAGATGCCAACTATAGTCATGTTGTTTGGGATAAAATAAAGAGTCCATGTCAGTACAAAAATGATATGCTCAAGCAATCACAGTATTCTTATACATTAATATTATCAGACAACATATACTTAAATCAAGACTGGGACGAATATTTGCTACAAAATATTAAAGACAAACAGTCTATAATTAGCGGTAAAAACAAAATAACTTTAAGTAATGATGGATTGTTTTATTTAAAAAAAGAAGAAGAGATAACTAATGATATAGATAGAACATACTTTGTTAGTAGAGATTTAATTTTTGGACATACCTCAACACTTCAACAAATTGGATATCCTTGGTATATGAAATATTATGGTGAAGAAGAAACTTTATCCATCTTGTATTATGCTCACCATATAAAGGTATATAGTTGTCCAGATAGTTTTTATAAAAAAGATGGAGCAGACACAATAGAATATCTATATACAACATTTTCTAAGTATCATAACTATAATGAAATGATTGACTTATTTAAAAAACAAAAAAATAAATATGAAGACATTAGTGAGCCTTTAATGGGAGATGTTGTTTCTTTTCTAGGAAAGCATAGGGTTAATCTTGATGAGTTAAACCCCATACCTTTTCCACTCAATGATGTAGAGTATGATCCTGACGTCTCTTTATTTACTGATATAGATTCAAAAAAGTTTATGACCAAGATAAACTATATTGATTAATGGTATAATAGAAAAAAGACAGGAATAGCATGCATAGAATTGCAGTAATAGACAACTTTATAACCAAAGAGGATGCAGAAACCCTAATAAGGGAGCAACACAACCCATCAGAAGTTAATCCATATCCAGAATACTATAGCAAAAGATACGGCGGTACATCATTACCATACAACAAAACTGTTATGGATATTATGATTAAGTATGGCAACAAGGCTAATGAAATACATAGGTCTTACAATGGATTTGTTAATCCAATATATGTTTTTAAAGGTTTTGGATCTCACTGGATCAAAGGAACAAGGGGTGGTTTACACCTAGATGCTCAAGGCCCAGAACCATTTATAGAATTTAGTACAATAATTTATTTAAACGAAACTCCAGAATATCAAGGTGGTAAGATATTTTTTCCTAATCAAGATTTTGTTTATCAACCTAAAAAATATTCTGCAGTATTTTTTCCAAGTGCTGGTACAGAATATATTCACGGTATTACTGAAGTAACTGAAGGACATAGATATACTGCATTATATATGCACACATCACTTCCAGAACATGCAGACCCTGACTTTTTGGGGGAAGATAAGAATCCAACTTGGCAAGCCGTAGAATATCCATTAGAAAGAGAGGCTGCAGAACGTGAGTTCAATCAATCATGAAGTTTTAGATTTGGGGTTAGTATACTATAAGAATATTGTAAAAAATACAGACCAAATTATAAGAAACATAGAAGACCTAGATGAAAGATTTTTAAATAGTGATGATCAAATAAGATCTAAAACTATTGTTCAAGAGTGGACGCCTTGGATAAATGAAAGTTCTAAATCAAAAGAAATCTTTTGTTGGCAAAAATTTGTTCCAACTATGGGGCAAATATTAGAAGAAGATCCTTTTAGAGATGAGCAAAGAAATATATCTTATAGAATACATGGATCAATTGATCAGGCATTGTTTCATTATTCAACAAAACTATATCCATTTGCACAAAAAAATGTTAAAGCAAAAGAACAAACAACAAGTTTATTAAGATATGATAAGTCTGGACATTTACCACCACATCAAGATCAGGGCGTAAGTACAAGAGTTTTATCTGTTTTGTTGTATTTAAATGATGATTATGCTGGTGGTGAAATAACATTTAAACAATCTAAAGTTACTATAAAACCAGAGGCTGGCAGTGTTATATTTTTTCCTTCAAATTTTTTGTATGTACATGAAGTTGCTCCAGTTATAAAAGGACCAAGATATGCACTTCCTACATGGTTTCATAATGTCCCATCTCATATGATAAGAAATTCAACAGGTGAACAATAAAATGTTTAACCTTCCACAAAATAACTTTGAAGAAGATATTGAAAATTCAAGTTATTGGTTTAACGCAAAATCTCCAAATGATTTTATGGTAGATCCACCAAATGAGCAATTGATTGCAGATAGAAAAAATACTGGAATTGAGTGTAATCTTAATTCTAATTATTTTAGAAGTGAAGAGTTTATTACAAATCATAATGGTAAGCATGTTTTGTTTGCTGGATGCTCAAATACTTTTGGAGAAGGAATTGAATATAAAAAAGTGTGGTCCTACAGAACATATCAAAAAATAAAAGAAAGTGAAAAGGTAAGTGGGTATTTTAATTTAGGTGCATGCGGAGGAAGTATTTTTGAAACATTGGTAAATGTGAATAGGTATATACGAAAATACTCTTTTCCTGATGTAATCTTTTTATTACTTCCAGAAATAGAAAGAGATATTAGATATTTTCATCATCCAGAAATTAGTTTAACTAGTATAATTACTGAATTATACAATCAATTTGAATTATTATGCAAAACAAATAACACAAAGTTATTCGCTACCACTTGGCTTAATCTTGATGAAGAGTCTTTAGCAAAAAAATATTCTACACAAGAAACAAATTTTCAAATTAAAACAGTAAACAATCGTTATAGAGAGGATGGATTCTATAAAAGTATTTCAGAAATAAATCCATATGAACAAATAA